AGATAATGGAGTATCATTAGGCTTCTTAATGTAATGAAATTTCTTCAAAATTGAATCCATTTCAATAGGTGCCACGATCTTATTCAGATCCTTATGTAGCACAAAGTTCCTTTTAAGGAACGATACTTCAGCGATACCTATATAAGGTCGTGAAGAAGCATCTTTCTGAGCCATGGTATAACCAATGCCCAGTTTTTCAAACTCATTCTGACACGTGGTATGGGTAAACCAACCACAATGGTGTCTTACAGACATTGCGTTGTCGTCACCGTAAGTTGCTAGAGCAACATTTTGAGAGAAATTCTCTTTAATGTTGGGCATCATAGCATAGTAAACGTAACGCATCATAATAGAGTTGCAGATGCTATTTAATTGAACTGTAATGAGGTTTCCTGATGGATTGCCATTGGCAAATCGATACAGGTCACCATCAAACAAAATGTTCGGATGTATGATATCGGATAGAGCACCTTTGATAAATTCTAATTCATCTTGGGAAACTCCGCACTCTTCATACCAAGAGAGCATAACCTTCGCTGCGGCACCGGTAATTTGGGCTGCCATGCGAGTGTCAAAGCCGGAGAAATCTCCAGCAATCATCCTATCTTTACTTTTACTAGTTACGTAATTGTATAGATCTTCCCACTCTTTGGAAGTTGCGTTAACACCAACTAAACATTCGGTGTCACGCCAAAACCTCCGCATAAAGCGGGGAATACCAGCAAGTACTCTTCTAGATGCCACAAAATTTGCAATCGGGCTTCCATAGAATTTCCTTACTTTTTCTACCGCTTTCTTATTCGGTAGAAGTTCATTAACTTTACTACTAGCTTTATAGATCGGTTCAGATCTTAAGCCTTTCGACCAACAGTCGAAGGTGTAGTCAACCTCTGCTTGTACATCATACTCCTCAGAAAATTCACGAGGAACCATGACTAATGACTCATCCATAGGGTCACGTTTTAAACAAGACTTTTTTGATTTATTGATTGGAAAGCCAGCCGATGTATCGTTCGGCATTCCACCAAGACCAAATTCACCAATTCCATCAAGTGCTTCAGCTTGAGAATAAATACGGAAGAAATCTTTACATTCATCCTTATTCTCACGAATACACTTTAAGGTTTGTTCCTTATAATCTTGGATTGCTTTTGTCAATAACTGTCCCTCATAATGTTGTACAGGGTCAGTCAACTTGTTCAAAGTTTTCATTGACTTAGCAGTATCATTTGGAGAAGTGGGTGGTCTATGAAGACTAGGCCCAAATTCTCCTACCACGCCTACAAAAGGCGTCTTGATATAAGGTGTTCTCGCATTGGAGGTCATTTCTAGACCATCCTTGAGCACCCTACCAATGAAAGAAACAGTTGTCTTTTCTTTCGTACCATCCTCACGTAAGTACAGAGGCTTGGCATTTGTAATAGTATAACTTTGCTGGTAAGCATCAACTCGGACATCTCCTGCCGAATGCACTACCATAGTAGGACTCGTTTTATCGAGTTTACTAATAGCTTCACGGATAGTTTTTCTCAAAACAACTGAGACAAAACCTTTTGAACTTCCGGGATAGCCTGCAATATGCATACCATAAATGATGGCCTTATCTTGGTCGACATAAAGTCCACCGCAAAGACCAGCAAATGAATTGAACTCAAGATCGGCTTGAAAGCCTGCATCTTTGCCCAAAGTATATGATGTGGTCACATTAGTTGTGCCCCACAACATTCCTTCCTTTTCAATTGTACCATAGTAGGTTAAGTCCTTAGACATTTCATATAAAGGTTGGACAGAAGTTTTAACCTCGTTACGTGGAGATTTCCACAATAAACGAGTAGAACGACTTCTGAACTTGGGTTGTTCTTCAGGGAAATAATCAACAAAGGATGTGCTAGCTGGCGCAGAAGCCAAATGAATGAAAGCAACATCTCTTTCCCTATCAATCACACAGAATTCCTCTGTGAGTTTTTGATCCTTCGTTTTTGCCGAAGGAACTCCAGGCGACGTAGTCGTTTCAATATCGAAAGGGAACGTACGAGGAACAGCATGAGATGGCACCATAATAATATTGGAAGCCACCATAATTCCATTAACTGATCCAAGCGTTTTACCTTTGGAATAAATGAAAACTTGTCGCAGAGAGCGAGCTACTTGAGCATGTAAATTAGCAGAAGTAGTTGTCGCACTCTTGTGAGATACCTTGGGGGGAATCCTTGAATATCCCTCTTTGTAATCTCTTTCATCCTGCGCATAAGCAAATTTGCCGGGCGCTGGACAGTCAACTTTGTTCTCAAAAACTTCAGAACCAACCTCCAAAATGGAGGAAGTATCTTGAGTATAAGAACGTCGACGCAATTGGTAAAGTTTATACAACAGGATCAAAGATCCTCCAATCGCAAAATATTTAGTTGCGTTTTCACGCAAATGTTCTCGTGTACTTAGACATAGACTTGAAAGTCTATCTTTTCGACGAGCTAATTCCTTATCTACTTCGTTTACAAAGCTACACTTTTGGTAGTAACCAAACGCGAGCCAAGCACACAAAACAAAGCGAGCTAACAGTGGTGAAAAATAAATACCACTAATTAGAGATAAAAGGAAAAGACCAAGGAAGCGCTTAAGAACGGTTCGCTTGGTCCACAATCTCTGATAGAAAATGAGATTGCGGTGTTTTCGATCTAGGAAGAAACCTAGATTCGTCAACGCAGCACGTGCGTCCCACAATTCACGGGTATTCATTCCAGTGAATAAATTGCCAATCTGAGCTTCGGCTTCACAAGCACAAAGCATCGTAGGAACATGGCATTTAGGACAGAACTCACAATCTTCGAGTTCTTTTTCTGCTGCACGACGTTTCTTCTGAGCGCTAATATGGCGCTTAACGTCGTTAACAATAAATTTAAGAAGGCCAGATAGATGATTTTCTACATCTTCTGGACCATGAGGATTCCACTCCTCTCGAGACAAAATGTCCCAATTAATATCGCCCGTATCAGGGTCAATACTGGAAAAACGTTTGAGAACTAACTCATAAACGCTATAATTAATTGTATCTTGTTTAATAAGACCTCCAAAATCATTTTGGAATTCAGGTCGCACTCTGACTTCAACATCAAGAGCAAAGCGACGCAAGATACTCTCAGGAGAAACAGAACACTCCTGAGCACGAAGGGTTTCATCGTTGGTTGTGCAAAGAAATGCAACATTACCAGGATATAAAATACCTTTTTCCTTCGTATCGGCCTTTTCTAAAGGTCGAGGGACAGTATTCACATAATTCAGAATCCTGTCATAATTGGGTTTTTCATTCTTGTTATTAGCCACATCATCAGCACAAATAATTTTATGCGATGGTTTAATAGTGGATTCAAACTTTTCAGAAATATTCGTAAAAACAACTTGACCACGCTCTTTAGTATCTAAATTGTAAGCGTTAAGTAGAACTTTTGAAATCAAGTTAATAAGAGTTGATTTACCAACACTAGAACCTCCAGACAACTTAATGCTGTAGGGTTCATCACGTGTAGGTGCATCTGCAATTCGAGCAAAAAGCTCAGATTGCTTCTCCATCAAAGATCGAACGAAATTCGATACTGACATCTTTTGTTGCACACTAGTACAACGATTGACAAGGCTTTTCGCCTTTTTGATGGCTCTTTCAAGACGCTGCTCGTAAGCATTAAGCGTCAACTTGTAAATATTTCTAAGCTCGACTTCTTGTCGAGCTAATACCAGAGGGAAGGCTTGTTCAAGAACACGCACTTCTATCTCAAATTCCTCGGCTTCATCTTTGCCAAGGAAGAGAACGGACCAATCACCGCTCAAAATCTTTTTCCAATTGCCAAGAATAAATTCATAGGCTTGAAAACAAGATTCAACAACATCCTTTACAGCAGGAAGTTGAGATTTATAAATTTTAAATTGATCCATGGCTGTTGCCATATCCACTGTTTCCAGGGAAATTGAATCACATACCGTGCCGTAAATTACGGCGACTTTAGCGAAGAATTCGCTAAGATTTGACCACAAACGATCGTTGATCAAATTGTCTGTCATATCAAACAGACCAAGGAATATATCCTTAAATGAGAAACTCTGTGCAAAAGCAAACTTCCAAACTTCTTTGAAGGCCTGCACAAGAAATTCTCTAACATACGGAGGAAAATTCCTAATAAAGAAACTCGTGATATTAATCAACACAGAGTCCCAAGAGGGGCTCTTATACATGTTGTAACACGTTGTAAAGACATCAAGAACGAAAGCAACTGTGCTTTCGGAGACATATTCTCTAAATTCTTGACAGTATTGCACAATATCATGCAGCATATCCAATAAAGGAATGCGCATTTTCTTGTAAGTGTCCTCCAAAGAAGACATTTCAAAGCTATGAGCTTTGGCAATATATTTATACTTTTTCATTTGTTTCTTAAGGCGTTCTAATTCAAGAACTTTATTTGAAACATCCTTTTTCCTAGAACGTAAATACTGAATCTCCTCAATCAGAGAGGAAAAACGTACCTTTGTAGTATCAAAGGATTTTGAAAATGCCTCGCTACCGCGCGAGGACTTATTGGAAAAGTCTCTACGGCGTTGAGCTTTCGAGACAATAAATGGAGAATCGTTTTCGAACGACTCATTAAAATTTTCAATGTTTATATTAGCAACCAGTAAAACTAGAAACTCTTTCGAGAACCTAAGGCCAGTCAAACCTTTGATTTTTATTTGCCCAACAGTTACGTCAGTTGTATAATTGGTGGAAACGCAGTGTTATATTTTACCACTGCAGATAGGATACCAGCACCTATCTATATTGACACTATTCCGAGCCACTACAGCTCCTAGAGAAGTGTCCACCTAGTATAATCTAATACTCCAACAACAAGGGTTCCAAACCTCATCGTATTTTAAATAAAGCATAGATCTAATTATTATGAGAAACATAACAGTTCCTAATAATCACGATTATATTAATTAACTGCCCGAGGTTAAAACGGGACAGCGCTTTGACTGCATGATGATATATGATATACAGATCTTCAAAGATCAAACCAAGAGTGTCGACAAACTTATGTTCGTCGGTTCTTGTAAGAGAGATCCTATTAGTAGAAGACACGGTCATAGCACACTATACAGAAATAACTGCAAGTCACATGATGTTCAAAAAGGTTAGAGGTTTAACACAACTACCTTCCAACAAGTTATAAATGATATAATTACGCTAATTAAAGCAACTATTTACAATGCATCATCAAATAAGAATCGAATAGAATAAAATGATCTAGCGAGTACTCAGACGTCTCACACCTAGGGACAAGTATTCAAATCCTATCTCAAAGATAATAACAAAAACAGAAATTCATCTAATAATGCTTATTGAAAAAGGAATTAACGGTAGGTCTAAACACCTACCAAAATAATTAAATTTTCGGTTGATTGTCAAATTAATGACTTTCACACCAGGTCTAAAACACCTGGTAAAAGTATGAATTCTCGAAGTAAGATGACAGAAGGAATTCTCAACTTCTGACAAATACCCATTCATATGGGCGTGTACCTAATAAATTAGAGGATAAGAGTGGATTTAATGTCTTATTTAAAACACTCTAAAATAGATACGATATATTATGACTAATCATTGCATCCGAATCGTCATTTCGGAGCCAAGTAATCACCGACTTGGGGCGGGAAAAATAATGGTTCAAACTAATTGTTATGGTAGAATCAAAACAATGTTCGAAGTACGAAATAAGAGAAAGTAGGGCTGTGCGTTTAAACGCACAATCCAAAGAAATTTTTCTTAAGTTCATACATTCAAACGAGAGCTAGACTCGTATAAAACGTAGCTGACCAACAGGGGGTCCCCTCACACATAAAGATGTGTGGGG